CAGCAGCAGCAGCAGCACCAGCAACAACGCCGTAATAATTTTTTCAACCTAGCAAAGGAGACCTTAATGAAAGGCGCACCACACAGAGTAGACATTGATGGAACTACCTATTCCATCACCAACTGGGACGTTGACAAAGCACTTCTCACATTGGTTTGGCTCACCAAAACCTTTGGGGAAGGCTTCGTCGGCCTATTCTCTTCCAAGCAAGGAATGTCATTCCTGATGGGTGAGGGTAGCGAGACACCTACTGATGAATCTGAAGACGATGGGGAATTGATACCTAAGGACGGCAGCACCTCTGATGAGGACGCTAAAGCTATTCAGGAGTTTATCAGTAGGGTTATTGATCGGCTCGACGAGAGAACATATGTGAAGTATGCAAAACATATTCTCGACGGCGTTAGGATCGGCACTACTAAGATCAATTTCGGGCTGCACTTCGTCGGAAGGATGGCCTTACTTCACCGCCTAATATTTGAAGTGTTGAGGTATCAATACGGCGATTTTTTGGGCGACCGCCCAGAAGGCGATTCCTGAAGGGTGTGGGCAGCGCCTTCAATATGGGGAGAACCAATATTGACTATTTCAAGTGGAGGCCAATACTAGAAGGAGTAGCGACTCTTCACGAGGTGAACGCCCACTGGACTATTTGTGATCTGGCTGACGCTAACGAGGCCCTAGATATTAGGGACGACGCCAACGTCTTTTACCAAAGGCAAGCAAAAAGCGGGAGGAGTTAGGTGTCTAAGGTAATCAAGGAGCTAGTAACCCGATGGACCTACAAGGTCGATGCCAAGCAGATTATGAGGGCTACTCAATCCCTCAAGTCTCTAAGGGGTCAGCTATCCGGTGTTCGCAAGTCCTCAGTAGCTTTTGGCAACAAGGAGACCGCAGGTCTTCGTAGACTCAAGAGGAGTTGGGACTCGGCCACGGTATCGGCTCGACGATACGGCAAATCTGTAGCCCTTTCTGGTGCTGGCGGTGTGGTGGGCGGTGGTGGTGGGCGACGTGGCTTCTTCGGTGGTCGCCGGGGCGGTGGCGGTACTGGTGGTGGCGGTGGCTTCGGCAGCAGGGCCGGCAGTCTAGCTTCTGTTGCGGGTGCCGGAAGTCTAGGAGCCTTCGGCATCGGAGCGGCTGGCGTGGCCGTTGGCGGCAGCGCCTTGCTTACGGGCTCCATACTTAAGCTGGCTGGTGCTAGAGAGCAAGCCGAGATCTCTTTCACAGGATTTTTGAAGTCCGGTGAAAAAGCCAAAGAGATGCTCAACGACCTGACACAGTTCGCTAAGAAAACCCCTTTTCAAATTCCAGAGCTTAGGGACTTATCTTCGGCCTTGCTTGCAGGTGGTTTTGCAGCCGAGGAAGTCATACCCTCCCTTCGGACGCTGGGCGATGTTACTAGAGGCAACAGCGACAAGCTTAATAGGATGCTTCTCAACTTTATCCAAATCAAGACTGTCGGCAAGGCTTCAGCACTTGACCTCAAACAGTTTGCCCTAGCTGGTATCCCCATTTATACAGCCCTTCAAAAAGTTACTGGCAAGAATGGTGAGCAGCTCAGGGATATGGGCAAGCAGGGCAAGATAACATTTAAGATTGTGAAGGAGGCTTTCGCCAGCCTTACAGGGGAGGGCGGACTATTCTTCCAAGCCATGGAGCTACAGTCCACTACCTTCTTCGGTCGGCTATCCAACATTAAGGATGGGCTGATCGATATCGGTGAGACTATGGGGATGGAAATTTTACCTGAGGCTAAAGATATAGCTAAGACTATTCAGGAGTGGCTGGGCGAAAATAAGGTGCCGATAGTTGAGCAGTTCAGGAACTTTATAGAAAATATGACCCTGCTCAAAGACTCCGGCTTCAATCTACTCAAGGATTTGGGCCTGGACAACGTGGGTGCCCTGAAGATAGCTGCTCTAGGATTTGTTACTGCCATATCCCCTATGACTGCGGCCTTTTTTGCCCTAATCGTTGCCTTAGAAGATTATGCCGCCTTTAAGGCAGGGAACCCCTCGCTGATAGGGGACCTGATAAAGATGGCCAAGGGGTTGGATTTCGCAGATGTTTTGAAGGGCGCTGGCATAAGCGTAAAAGAGGGCCTGGCAACAAAAGCTAAGACTAGGAAGTCCGAGGGAATCCTGGCTAATCCTTTGGATGAGGGCGGCGGCTTTTTAGACTGGTTGTTGGGGACTGGTATCTCAGAGAAAAAAGTCCATGAGGTGATGAATAAGCTGAGAACTGCGGGGGCGATCACTAATAAAGTCAGGTCGGCTCCTGGCTACCAAGCGCCATCGCCACCAAGTGATTCTAGATTCTATCCGACGTTCGGCGAGTCACCCTCTGCCTCTCCATCTCCCCCAAACACAACGGTAAATCAGACCAACAATATTGTCACTAGAGGGACCCCCGCTGAAACTCAAAGCGCCATCAACAAGGGGACAGCCGAGGCAGTAAAGACAAACGCCAGTAACTAGGAGGAGATATGGCGACATTAGGACCAGGAATAATATCGGCGATTGTTAGCCTCTTCACTAACAGAGCGTCGTCGATATCGTTCGATAATCCGGGTATTCCGGGGACGAAAGTAAGCTTTACCCTAGATGCCACCACCATTCTTAAGACGGATATGAAGGCTAAGGCCACTCAATTCCCTGTGGATGGAGGCACAAATATATCTGACCATGTGCAGCCTGACCCCCTGACGCTATCGGTCAAGGGTATAATATCTGAGTCACCCGACAACTTCCTTCTAACACTGGCTAACTCCCTACTGCAAGGGAGGCTAACCGCTGAAAACCTAACCGGGTCATCTGCCACATTTGCTGCGGCAGCCCTTTCGGCAGCGGTTTCGGCAGCAGCAGCTCTTGGAGGTGTCTTTGGAACTGGCCTTGACGCAACCTATGCCGTCCTATTAAACGATGTCAATCGAGGTGTCTTCAGCGGGGACTACCCTAAAACAGCCATGAAGGGTATGGAATCCATGTTCAGACAGGGTGTTCCTTTCACCTTCAGGACTTATTTTAGCGATGACCTATACCAGAATATGGTTATGACCTCCCTCAGTTTCACTCAAGATGCTCAGCATGGCGACTCTCTAATGTTCGACATGACCTGCCAGAAGGTGGAGGTGGTGAAAAGTATCTTGGGCATAGCCAAGGAGCTGGCAGCGAAGCAACCCGCTGGCTCATCCTTACCTAAGTCAAAGGCTAAAGGGCCTAGCCCCACCAAAGCTTCTGCACCTAAGGTTCCCCGCAAAAAGGGTAGTTGGCTCCACTCTCAGACATCGGCGGTATAGTTATGGCGATTGTTGAAATACCGATTAGTAACACAGATCCGGCCTTCAGTTTCACGGCTGTCTTGGATGGGGAAACTTTTAACTTTGAGTTCCGGTGGAACACCAGGAGGGAGATATGGGTTTTCGACCTAAAGGACAGCCTGGGAGTTAACATACAGACTGGGAATCCTTTCCTTACCGGGTTCATATTTCTCAGACAAAATGTGTCGCCTTCCGCACCTAAGGGCGATCTTATAGCCATCAATACTTCCAAGGACTTTTTTGCCGATGCCGATAGATTCTCGATAGGCAATATAGTCAAGCTTATGTACGTCGAGGAGGGTACAGAGGTTGAGGAAGAGGTCGATGCTGATGAAGGGGCAACATAGATGGCACTAAGCAGTCCAGGTGATTTGTTTGGCAGGTCGGTAAGCGTCTCTGTGGTTAACTTATCCCCACCCTTTAAATTCCTCATAACCCCATCTAACTTGAGGGTGACTTTCGAGCTGAAGAAGGGATATAAGCCCAAAAAAAATACAGCCAAAATATCTGTGTATAACTTATCCACATTCAATAGGGGCCTGGTTCTAGCACCCACCAGTAGAGGAGGAAGTCCCAAACTTCAGGTAGTGCTGTCGGCAGGGTATGGCTTGCTAAAAGGTGTCCTATTTACTGGTCGAGGGACCTCTAAGACATTGTGGGAGCCGCCCAATTACGTTACCACATTTGAGGTTACAGATGGAGCAGCCTCTCTTAGTACCTCCTTTGTAAATAAGGCGTACCCTATAGGAACCCCCATCGATTTCATTATAGCCGATGTCGCTGTAGTCCTCATCAATTCAGGAATTGTACTGGGGCCTTATCCCCCCATCGGGTTGGCCCTCAAGAGAGGCCGATCCTTCTCGGGAGGTGCTGTTAGAGTGCTGGAGGATTTGGGCAGCAAGTATGGTTTCGAGTTCGATGTGCAAGACGGAGTAGGTACCATTAGAACTGATGCCGTCCCTGTGGCCCCAGTCCCCCCGGTGGTCCTGTCGAGATATAGCGGCCTCATCGGGCGGCCCTACACAGATGGTAAAATTGTCAGGGCTCAATCGCTGATAAATCCTCTAATAAAGCCTGGAGCCCTAGTGGCCCTAGCAGTCTCTGACCCTTCACTGGTAGGTGCCTATGTGGTTAAGACTGTGGTATCTAAAGGCGACAACTATGGGGACGACTGGACGATGAGTCTTGAGATGGCAGCACTCACCTCCAAACAAGCATTCACTACCTTAGCTCAAATAGAAACGGCAATATTGACCGGAGGTCTTGCGTGAGTAGTGGTCGTATAAGGCAAACAGGCGATGAAGATCCTGATATCGTGGATATAATCCTCGACGCTATCAGGTCTAATCAGCTAGAGATCAACACCTTCATGCCCGGCGTAGTCACCTCCTATGAGGCCCTACTTAATACAGTCTCGGTTCAGCCTTCCTTCAAGAGGACCATGATTGATCCCCCTGAATTGGTGAGGAGGCCGGAACTTACGGATGTCCCGGTGGTCTTTCCCAGGACCGCTACAGGTGGGCTATCTTTCCCCATAGAGGTTGGAGATCCTGTGGGGCTTATATTCTCCCAGCGGTCGATGGATGACTGGCTGCTGACCGGATTAGAGGGTCAGGTGTTTGATAGTCGGCTCCACGATATAAACGATGCCATAGCTATCCCCGGCCTCCAATCCAAGCTAGACTTGCCCCTAATACCCCTACAGGATGGGTTTGTTGAGCTGCGGGGCGAGAAGGTATTCATTGGCGACCCGACCCCGGTGGTGGGCAAGTTCCTCAAGATAGTTGATGGGGTGGCCACGCTTGATATTCAGAAAGTATTTTTGGGCGACAGTCTGCAGTTTATAACCCCCATAATAACCACTGGAGCTGGGCCCGGTCTTCCTGTGGGTGCTCCTGTTTCGGTCCCGATAGGGCCGCTGGATATCATAGACATCATGGCAGCATTAATGGATTTAGTTGGGGGAGCCTTCTACGGTATTGGACCCCCCGGCCCTGCTGGCGGCGGTGGCGGTGTGGATGCTGAGACTACCGCTGCCCTCGCTGGTCTGAAGGCCGATTTGTTGAAACTTAAGGTTTAGGAGGTGGGCCATGGCGAACATAGCTGTTAACGAAGAAGGCGATATCGCTGTGGTCGATGGTGCCCTAGGGATCGTCACTGGCATTGAAGAGATCAGTCAGTTGCTCAATCAAACCCTATCGTCCTCGCAGGGGGATTGGTTCCTCGATACAGATTTAGGGCTTCCCAACTTCCAGACCATCCTTCAAAAGTCCACCACCATTGCACAAATAGAATCCATTTACTTGGATGCTATAAATTCCATCCCAGGCATACTGAATATTGAAACCTTCAACCTATCTCTGGAACCTAAAACCAGGGTATTGTCCATTACCTTCAGGGCTCGAACCACTGACGGTGTGCTAGACTACAACTTAAATCAGGGCGGGTGATAAGATGGCGACATTCGACGGCACAGGACTAGTGATTGATAGACTGGCCGACATTAAGGAGGAAATAAGCGACGAGCTTAAGGAAGCCTTTGGTGACGGTATCAACCTAGCTGAAACCTCTCCCTTCGGCATCCTGGTAGGCATATTTGCCGAGAGATATTTCCTCCTGTATGAGCTATTGGAGTCTATTTATCAGGCATCGTTCCCTAATACGTCATTCGGGGTTTACCTGGATGAGTTGTCGGCATTTAACGGAGTCGTCAGAGAAGCAGCCACCTTTTCCACAGTCGACCTGAGATTTACCAGAAGCAATCCCATCGGCGATGGTCCGGTTACTATTCCCGCAGGTACTCAAGTAACCAGTGGGCAAATCACCTCTACTGTTGTCTGGATTACGGATATCGAGGCCACCATACTTAACCTAACCTCAACGGCTATCGTGTCTGCGACTGCCAACGAGCTAGGCAGCGTGGGCGCTCTAGCGGGGTCGCTAACCAACATGCTGGCGACTCCTACCAATGTGGGATCTGTAACCAACGACCTCGATGCCACTCGAGGGGAAGACGAGGAGTCTGATTCCGAGTTGAAAATCCGCAGGGAGCAACAACTAGGAACGGCTGGCACCTCTACCGCATCAGGTATCGTGGGAGCCCTTACCTTACTAGCCGAGGTCAGGAACGCCACCATTATTGCAAATGACACCGACCTCACAGTAGACGGCCGGCCCCCTCACAGCTTCGAAGCATTTGTAGCTAAAGACACCAACACAGTGTTTGGGCAGGAAGGCACCCTCCTATATGATGCTCCATTGGTAGTGGGCAACTTCATAGATGTCACCATAGATGCTGTACCTATCGCTGGCTCCCCCATAGCGTTTGACACCAACAATGATATCACCCTGCAACTTATCGCCACTCTTTTACAGGCCAATCCCCTTATATCCCAGGCCACTATTTCAAGCACAGACACGGTAGTCATCGTGGGCGGTTCGGACACCGATGTGGTTGTAGCGTCAGTGGTGACGGGTGGAGCATCTCAAGCTGGGGCGGTGTTTGCCACTCAGAATTCCGCCGATGCCACAAGTATAAATGCCGTGGCCCAGTCTCTATGGAACTCCAAAGCAGCAGGTATCCAAACGGTTGGCACAGTAGAGGGCGTGGCCTTAGACATTGAGGGCGACACGCACACGTTGTTTTTCTCTGAGATAGTCGCCATCCGACTGTACTTAGAGATCACTCTGGTCACTAATGCGGACTATGTGCAAGCCATAGCAGAGGCAGCTATTTTAGATGGCCTGGTAGCCTTTAGTATTGCCACCCTGCAGCCGGGGGCAGACGTCATCAACTATCAGCTTGTGGCGGCGGTGAGCAACCTAAATATAGTCGGGATTGACACCATAGCCATTGAGTCCTCGGTGGATAACATCATATATAATAATAGCAACGTAATTATAGACGTGTCCGAATTCGCCAGCATTAGCTCAAGCGATATTTCGTTCCTATAGGGGGGAGCCATGGCAATAAAAACAATAGCGCCAATCAGCGACCACTACTCCCAAGCTAGTGGGAGACTGCACCAGTATATCAAAGATATCGACGCCACCCTCACCATAGATGGGCAGGACTTCAACGGCTGGCAAGCCATGGTTCACGCCTTCACATCTCCAGCCCAAGGTCTTGAGGATGTGATGAATGCGATCCTTGCTGGTAGGAGTCTCGGTAACTCTACAGGGGTTAACCTGGACAGGATTGGACAAATTGTAGGAGCTTCCCGGTCAGGCTTGCCGGATAACCTATACCTCAACAAGATTTTCGCCCAGATATTTGCCAACAACTCCAACACCACAGCTAGGGATTTGCTGTCCGTAGTGGTGGCCATGTCGGGGGAAGACTTACAAATACTTGAGCTGACCGAGGCTTTCCCAGCTAGAGTGCAAATCAACTACCTGCTAGAAACTCCAATAGTGATAGATGGCACCAACAATACGTTGGAGGTTAGGACTACGAACTTCGGCCCCTACGAAGCGGTTCTAATACCTCAGGGAACCTATTTCCCCTACCAATTGGCCAGTCTTACTGAAGGGACTATCCTATCAGCTCCTTCCTGGGCTAACGCCATAGACATAACCTGGGATCCTGCTCTTAGGAAGTACACCTTCAATGTTTCCGACGCATATCCCCTGGGTTCGGTAAGACTGCAAACCTATGGACCTGTGCTTGCATTTGTAGAGAACGCATTGTTGTCCGGGGTGGCAACCTCCACATCTTCCGTACCTGCTCCGATCTTAGACCCTGCTGTCCTGCTGGATGCTCTCAATCAGGCGAAGGCTTCGGGTGTGGAGCTTGCAACCACCATCCAAATCCTTGGTGACGCATTTGTCTTTAGCAACACTGTGGGGGGCATAGGCTTTGCCTCGCTCCTATCCTTAGGTGGGGCAAATGTTGGCGGCGGCTCATACACCACAATACTGACTTAAGAGGGCAGCATGGCTAAACCTGACATCGACGACATAAGATGGGCTCAAGACCCTGCGGCTCTGACTGTCGCCACCACATCGGCTCAATGGGAGCTGGGTTGGGTTGCTCCTGGCGGTGTGGAAGAGAAGCCCATACTGAACTATCAAAACTACTGGCAAAATGCTGTCCAGCAGTGGATAGAGTGGACTGATGGTGCCGTCCCCGATGTGTCCAGCACTGAGTTTCAGATAGTTGATCTCTATGAGTGGACCACAGGCCATCAGGATTTTAACAGGTTCCCGTTCCAGGCAACCCCTGTGTCCACCGTTCTAGGCCAGACCGGCAACGACCTGAGGCTTAGTTTCATGCCTACAGTGGGTGCCGTTGCCAACAACTGGGTCTCACAGAAAAGCGATACGTGGGTGGGTGCCAGGTATTATGAGTTGAACGACATATTTCTGAAGGGGTTGGGCCTCCAGGTCAACGACGGTAACGGCGATACCTGGGTTATGTACGTTAGCACTCCGTCACCCCCACACTTCATCGCACCTCTCGTAAGCTCTCTAGCTCCCGGTACTGGCCTTGACATTCGATTCAATGGGTTCTCATTCAACATGACTGTCCTTAAGAACGGGGTGTCGCAGTCAACGCCATTCTTTTCCTCATTCGCTGAGATAGAAGACTTAGCTGCCACCAACCTCTTCTCCTCTCTAAACCCTAACGGCTGGCGGGTTGTACTCCCTGGCGTCAATGAGGTATCCCTGGAGTTCGCCAACTCGACGAGGGGCAATGTCAGGGGTCTAGAAACAAAGCGTAGATGGATAAGGCCACTTGATGTTTCCAGCACTACGGCTGTTACTCAGCTCGATAACTCTTGCAGGTGGGACGTTACCCCTAGCACTAACGCTTGGAATTCGGCGTTGCGGATAA